CTATTTCACTAGTCCCGGATATTGCAGTGCTCCATCTTTATCCGGTGTGAGCCTTACCGGTTCCGTTATCATCTTACCATCAGCGTCCATGGCATAGATCTTTCCAGAATTCTCCACCAGCTGAGACTTGCACATAGCTCCATCAGGTCCCAGGTAATACCATGCGCTGTTATATTTGTACCAGGTGTTTGTGACCATCATGCCAGCGCCGTCAAACCAGTACCAGAGGTTCTTTTCTTTATCCTCATGCCAAGCATTTCGAACGCACTCCCCGGTATCTCCATTGTAAAAACGCCATCCGCCGTTCTCTTCTTTCCAGCCGGATTTCTTTTCCTCTGTCAGAAAAATACTCCAATCTGGCCGACCATATCCCATAATCCTTTCATAGGACAAGCTATAGGACTTCTGGCAGACTCCCCCGCCATTCTCAATCACGCCACTTGCCCCGGAAGTATTTCCCTCTATTGTTTTTACCTTGGTAGAAGTAACCTCTGTGACAATACCGGTATGATACGCCCTGGTACCGTTTGTGAAGAAGATCACGTCTCCCGGCTCCGGTTTTATGTGCCATCTGCCAGCCGCTTTAAACTGATTTACACCCGTAGGACAATAATGGTACGGTTTACCGGCCAGAAGTTTCTTGGCAGCTTCCAGACCAAACATCTGGACAAATACCTCCGATACGAACATAGCGCACCATGCCTGTCCCTGCAGATTATAACCGGTATGAATCTTGTAATCCCTGGCAAAGCAGGTAAAATTGTTACTTCCTGCATTGGCTGTAAAGTCATCTAAATTAGCATTGCTTTTCTTTTCTAGATACCCGTTCCAAGCTTTTGCCTTATTAATTAAATCATTCACTGCATTACTCATGTATATTCCTCCAATCGAAAAAGGACCCAGGAGTATCCCAGGTCCATAAAGTTGTGACATTACAACCGTTGCGACGGTCGCAACAAATTAAGTGTTATCCGGCAGCTCGTCCGTGTACTGTGTAAGGAATTTCTTTACTGTCTCCCATAAGCGCTTCACCGGCAGACCACACAGAGTCATGTTTTTAAGAATGCTTACCAGCTCATATGCTATGTACAGTAGTCCGAAGAACTCCGCCACCCCAATGGCATTCACCGGCAGATAGGACCGGATTGCTTCCGGAATGAAGCCGATCAGATTAAGATGTACGATCCGATCAAGTATCAGTAGGAACGCCAATGAAGCTACCATGGAGATCTTCCGTATCGCTCCATCAATGCCGAAACAGCTGTTAAACTTATGCTCCTTAATCGCTCTGATGCAGCCGAAGCAGGTATCCATCACCACTGCTAAAATAACCAGTTTAATAATCGGGCTTCCCCATGCCAGGGCAAGTAGTTCTGTAATTCTATCCATTTTCATCATCCTCACTCTTTCCTAATTTTCATTTAACCATTTCTGAGTTTTCGCTAACCAGTAAACAGGCACCTGTTCGATTGTTATAATGCTATTTCTAATTCTTTTCCCATAAAATTCACCCATTACTGCACACCCCCTTCTGCCAGTTTGGCCACAGTCTCTCCCAGATCTGTGATAGCGAAATCCTGGGTCTGCTGTCCAGCCTGCAGTTCCTTTACTGCCTTTGCTAACATGTCTACATCAGTAATGTTAAAGGTTACATCAAGTCCCGCCAGAATCCCATCCGTAGACCATAAGGCGGTAACATTCTGTGTCAGGCATTCCTTGTTTACCGGATTTGCACAGGTAAGGCCCTCACTGTTTTGCACCTGGTAGGCACTTAAATTCTCCGGAGTAAGCATTGCCAGCGTTGTAAGGTACTCCTGAGGATCCGAAAAAATCTTTCGGAAGCTTTCCCCGTTGCTGCTCTCCTCAATTTCAATAATATTTTCATTCTTTAAAATAATTTTGTCCATGTTATAGACTCCTTTCTGCCTCTTAGGCATAAAAATAAGCCCCAATAAGGGACTGGTTTAAAAGTTTATTTACTTAAATAGCAATTTAAATAACAAAGCTAATGCCAGTGATTTATTTAATGTAAGTAGTGCCGTTACAAATATACACGATTTATCCAATGTCGGTTATGTCACAAATTTTAATGGTGGTGGAAATGCCATAGCGCCTGGGCGCTGGAGGGTTTACAACGATTCTGGAACTGCCGCAAATGCTCCATATAGTGGTGCGGTTAGTGGATATGTAGAAGTTGTTGTGAACGGCAATGCAGCAGCTAACGGAACTAAAGTATGGCAAACACTATATGACCATAATGGTGACGTGTATACTAAGGTTATCACAGCTGGAACAGGATACGGCACTTGGAAAAAACTAACTTCATAAATGATCATTTAAGTACTGTATTGAACTTTTTTCCACGGCACACTCCATGTGGATTGCCCCAGCGTAAATCTTCCGATGTAAAAATCAGAGGTTGATTCTGGATAAATTTTAACAGTAACATAATTATCGGCGTGCTTGAAATATTCAACGTATCCCCAATCAGAAACCCCGGTAGGCTTGTCGGTATAAGCAATATTTGCATATCCGAAACATCCACTCAATATCCCCTTTGTATTAACCATGTAAGTTATATCATTTAAGAGGTTAACGCTTTGCCCCGGACCAACAATATCACCTATGCGTGGCAAGAAATTAGATATGTAAGATAGATCGCTTGGGGCTTTGTTTTTTAATACTGTTAAATTGCTATTTAGCTGAGCATACAAATCATACAGTGTTTTCCCATACCTGGCATCAAGAGCGAATCCGGTTGCTGTGGTTTGTCCATTATTAACCAACTTACTAAGGGTTAACAGCGTATCCTTTAAGGCCACGAAATCTTGGAAAAACTTTTTCACCTTTCCCGCAAAGGTTTTTGTACTCTCTCCTGCGACTGGAACTGGAAAGCCAGTGGAAACCGTATCCACTGTAGAAATTTTCGTTGCTGAGATATCGCCGTCCGAACTATCCACTAAGGTTCCAAGTTTTGATTCTAAAGTCGATCCGTCTTCCAAGAAAACCACATCTGCAGAAGTATGTAAGTGATAAATATTTCCTCCAGCATCTTGGAATTCGGCTTTTATTTTATTTGCCATATTTAGTCAATCTCCTTATCCAATAATTTTCAGAAAAAGCTTACGATCCACAGCTGTTTCAAGCGATGTTCCGACTTTTATACCGTCCCCATCTTTTCCATCAGCTCCCTTTGCACCGGTTGCGCCAGTCGGGCCTGTAGCTCCTGTTTGACCGGTGGCTCCTGTGGGACCGGCTGGTCCTAAAATACTTCCTACGTAAACCCACTTTGCTGTAGTTGCATTCCCAGCAACAGTACAAATATAGACCCTTCCTTTGTCCGCACCGGTTCCCATATTAACGTAATAGTCGTCTACAAGAGCAGAGGATACACCTGATCCGCTGAATACTGTGGCGGTTGTGCTTGTACCTGTAATTCCAGTTCCGCTGTTCCACTTGCTTCCGCGCTGGCCTGTTGCGCCCGTATTACCATTTGCACCCTTTAGCACCCCTGAATCTAATTTCTGCTGGAATGTTTGTCCGTCAGTAAAGTAAACTAAATCAGCAGTTGTTTGTACGTCAGCATCCCCCTTTAACTCACCAGTTACTTCATCATAAACCTGAACCCTTACTTTGTATGTTTCTGCCATATTCTTAATCCTCGCTTTTCTTTGATATAATATTTAATCCCATAGTTGGGCTTATTTTAATACGTTCCTGGACTCCGGCTGTTTGCTCATCGGTCACTTTTAAATACCAGGTATTCTTTTTACGCTGACTCACTGGGATATTTTCCTCCATTGGTACTATGTGGGATCTTTTATTTGTTATAGAATCAATTAACGACTGAGCCCATACCGTTGCCCCCTCTGTCCCTAAAATGCCAGTGGTATCGATAGCTTCAATCCCTGTAAGTGCTCCAGGATTAGCCTGCCCGGCATAAGTAGCCGCTCTATCCGCTTCACTTTTCGCCCTATTTGCTTCTGACTGCGCCTGACTTGCATAGTTACCCGCACCCTGCATATAGGTTTTAGCGTTGGCTTCACTGGTGGAAGCATCACCGGCTTTCTGCGCTGCAGTTAAAGCCGATGCCGCGGCTGAGTCTGCTTTATCTTTGGCAGACTGTTCACTTGTTGCTGCAGCTGTGGCTTTCTGGGTGGCAATTTGTGCACTCGATGCAGCGTTAGTTTCACTGGTGGAGGCATTCGTTGCCTTTTGTCTTGCTATATTTGCCTGCTCCGCGGCTATCTGTTCACTGTTTGCCGCAGCCTGAGCATTCTGGCCGGAAGTCGCAGCATTTAACTTCACCTGCTCATAGTAATACTTGGCGTTATCTGTTTCACTTTCCGGAAAGTCTTCATCACCCTCTGTATACCGTTTTGCATTCTTTTGATACTGCAGGGCAGCATCACGGGCGGACTGAGCGTCCAGCATATACTGCCTAAACTCTGTCTGTATGGCAGCATCAAGCTTTCCCATAGTCACAGATCCGTCAACTATATTTGCCCTCATAACCCGATCATTGATCGTCATGGAGATCGTGGCAGTGCTTTTCACTGAATAAACGAACCGCGTCAGATCAATGACTTTCTTCGTTCCGTCCGCCAGTGTGAGAACTAACTTATCATCGTCCGTAATATCAAAGTTTGTTACAACCTTTTCAATATCCAGATCATAGGATTTTACAGAACCGTTTAGCAGCGTTACGGTAAGTATTCCGGTATCAGTATCTAGCGTCACATCTTTTACCATGGTGTTTACTATGGACTGATCGGCTTTGTTTGCATCAATCTGTACGATCCGGTTATCAGCTTCCTTGATACCATTTTCTATTTTCAGAAGGTGGGTACGGTTTACCGCTGTCTTTTGAGATGGCCAGTTCTGCCAGTCTGTTATGTAATAATATGGTTGGTATGGCATTAACCCTCTCCTCCTTTCTTCTTAGGCTGTTCCGGCTCTTTAATTTCTCCAGGTGTTCCGGAATCTAAAATTTGAGCAATTACAGCTATGCTCTTAGCGCTTTGAACTCCCGTAGAAATAATTCCGTTTAGAAGAGCGCCGATCTGTGCAATCTGATCCTCTGTGTAAGTAATTACTTTCTTCAATTTTTTCCTCCTTTCTGCACACAAAAAGAGCGGGGAAATTATCCTCGCTCTGTGTTATAGTTTTATTTAGTTATTGAACCCAAACGCCATCCGATCCGACTGTATAGCCGTCAGGGGTTGTGGTGTCATGAAGCATTCTGCTAAAGTTATCGAAATAGTACCACTTGCCATCAATTTGAGCCCATGTGCTTTGCTTGGACTCTCCATTTTCGTCGAAATAATACCAATTTTCCTTTGTATATTTCCATTGGCTTATGAGTTTTGTTCCATCTTCTTGGACATACACCCAAACGCGATCAGTGTCTGTATATTTTAGTGCGCCTAATCCTTCTTGTGCACAAACGGTAAAACTTGTAAATATACTAATTAAAAGCGCAAAAAGAGTAACTAATTTATTTTTTTTCATTTTGTATACCCCCTTTTACATTAGGATATATCATTATTAAAAAATTGTCAACTTACCTCTCCAGCGCACCTACCCTATTATACAAGTCCTTTAACATTCGTAACAATCCCCAACCTGCTGTCCATGAATCCCTTAAATAAACATCAGAGCACTGAATACTTCCGCCTGTATCTATTGTTCCTATTCCATTAATCGTAACTCCCCCATATCCTTGACCGCCTACATATAAAGAAGCATAATCCCCACCCGGACTTCCTTCAGGAGCACCTTGAGAATTGACCCTAAACCACCCTCTATTTGACCGTAGCAGATTCGTTCCATCAGCACTAACATAAAAGTCCCCAAATGCCACGGCGTTACCATTTGCATAAAAAGATGTTGATGATAAATTACCGGAAAACACCCCATTAATAGCAACGATGTTCCGGCAGGTCAGCTTTCCATCACTGGTCATACTGGAAAAGTCTGAGGTCCATGAGAATCGGTTTCCTCTGATATTTACGCCACCACTCTCAACAGAAATTTCCGCCGATACATCACCCTTACTCACCTTTGCAAGTATCTGATCCGCTGTAACTCTAAATTGCCCCTCTGTATACTCTTTTAAATTCTTTACAGATAAATTAATTTGATCCGCTGTGAGTTTTAATGATGCCTCTGCCTGCGTTGCCCTGGTTACTTCCTGAAGGATCTGTTCCGCTGTTTGAATGAACTTTGATTCAGTTTCTTCTTTTAAGTCCGATAATCTGGCAGAGACTTCTCCCACAGATTTTTTAATAATAGCCGTCTTTCCTTCCAGCTGAATAATCTGAGTCGGGATTCCAAAGCTTTCCTTTCGCTCCCTGGTACCGGCCGCTTCAAAGGTGTCCATCATTGCCTGAATGCCTTTTATGGTCCGTTTCAGGCAGTAGGTTTCTATCACATCATCACTGGTGTAACAGATAATCCCATCCCCTGGCTCTATCCAGGGAAGCGCCTGTGTTACGATCTTGCAGGGGCGATATACCTTTCCGGATATCTGGTCATATACTGTGATGGCTATATTAAGCAGATCCTCCGCCTTTTTACCGAACACAAGGAAATTACCCTGTATGGTATATGCGTTGGTTCCCCTGCCATAGGAAGCACCCACATCCCCCTCTTCCTGCCTGATCTGTACCTTATCGATACCATAGGTCAGGAAATCTTCATAGGTAGTCCCTGACGGGTTGTAATGGGACAGGGTTTCGCCTTCTAGCTGCGAGGGAAATATATCGTCTGCAGGATAAAGTTCCTCTGACGGGAAGAGTCCGGACGATCCCAGGAAGACATACTTAAATCTGCCGGTAATATCAATCTGACCAAAACAGCCATTAATTTCACAGATCGCTTTCATAGCATCTCGTCCGGACAGCTTAGATGGATCAATGGATCTTGTTACTTCCATATCGTCCAGTGGTAGCGTGATCTCCTGCTGCCGGATCCCAATGAATTCACACAGGGAATCACGATATTTTTTTAATGTCATGGGAAAGGTTAGACTGCGGTACCAGGCTGACACATCAATATCGAAATTCAGCATACGGTCATAGGCTACGATCTTTTTCTTACTTACATCTGCCTGCCGAACAAAACTGGCAACCTTATAAATTCCCAGCATCATTTCATAATCGCCCACTTCTATGGACAGTGTAAATTCTTTCCCGGTAACGTCCATATTGACATTATTAACGATGATCTCCAATCTGGCAGCGCTGCATTCCCCAAATTTTAGATCCTTAGTGTCGCATACTGCCTGCTCCAATACGAACGATTCTGACGAGATCTGGTCCTTATCAACCAATAACATGGGAGTATCATCTACTGGAAACAGATCATCTGACGGCCACACATTATCTCCTGGATATAGTAAATCAATGCTTCCATCGTAAAATCTAAGTCTGGCCGTCTTTACCGTCTGTTTAAAGATATTGTTTTCCCGGTATAGGCTTTTTATTTCCTCCGGAATTTCAATCATTCGATTCCCTCCTAATATTCTATAAGTTCAAACGTGATCGGGCGATACAACACCGTATTTTCGTACGACATTAAAACAGAAAACTCAACATCTGGTATGTAAAAATTCCCCGAAGCATAATCATTTGTTTCATCGTTCCAGTACTCAATGACTACAAGAGTGCGCTTTGGAAAATGTCTCTGTAACTCTATTTTATCTTCCAGATACAGAGGCGGAGTGGTGAAAGTAATTGTAGACCTTGTGTGCGGAAGGACATTCCGATGTGTTAATCCGGTTGAGTCCGTCCAGGGATTTAAGTCTGATTGACGGTTCGGCGTTGATTTATATTCTTGAAAAAACTTACCACTTACTACATAATCAGATACTTTCATTAAATATCCCCGATAATTTGTATCCATAAACTTTCACCTCCTCCCTTAAGTATTAAAGGCTGATACGCCATTTTTACTCATATATTCACTGTTTAAGCTTCTCATTGTGTCAAACATTTCCTTTGCTGTCAGCATTGCCTGCGGATTCTTTTCACTAATAATTTTAAGTAAAGCTTTCATTTCCCTTAACAGCATAAGCATTTCCACGGTTGCAATGTCATTTCCCCTGCCCTGAACAGCTTTATCAAGCAACTCCTGGAGTTTGTTTTCAGGAGCCACCACTTCACCATAACGAGTATTATCCCCGATCATGGCAAGCTGAGGAGTATTGGCTTTCACAAATCCGCCCTGAGCCAGACGCGGAATGGAGACTTCATTTATATGTGGTATATCAAATCCGAAACTGTCAAAGCCTACCGCTGCCGCTATCTTATCCGGTATATCAATCTTAAATCCGCTAATGGCATCAGCTATCTTATTAACAGACTTTATTACACCGTTGGCCATCTTCTCCACTCCACCAATGATATAATTAATGGAGATTTTAATGGCATTCCAGATTGCATCAAAGATATTTACAGTGGTAGTTTTTACCCCGTTCCAGATTTCCTCCCATTTTGCTTTGATCTCGGCGAGTTTGTTTGTGATGCCATCTTTGATTTTTCCTATTGTTTCAGTAATTCGTGTTTCGATTGCGGTCCATATATCTTCTGCAGCAGATTTTACTAGATTCCATTTTAGTTCCCATTCAGCTTTTATGGCTTCAACAACTGTTTTAATAATAGATGCAATGGTATTTATTACAAGAGATACCGCATCCTTTATGGAATCCCAGGTGCTTGTAAAAAATGTCTTTATCCCTTCCCAGGCTCGATCCCAGTCACCAGTGAAAACTCCAATGATAAAATCGATCAGGCCGCCTAAAGCTGTTAGAATATCTTCTACAACTTTGCTCACGCCTCCGAGAAACTGAAAGAATCTGTCAATGACATCGGAAACAAACTTAGCAATGACCGGTGCTGCTGCATCCATGAACCAAAGAATGAATGGCTTTAATATATTTTCCCACAATACAGAAATGGCATCCGCTACCTTGCCGCCTAACTCCAGGAACTTATCAATCAGAGGGGATAAATATTCCTCTCTAAACTTTCCGAACTGGTCTGAAAGTTGCGTTATAACCGGAAGAAAGTAAGTATTATAAACTTCCAGAAACTTAGTTGCAATCTCTGTAAAGCCCTGCTTAAAAGAATCAAGCATCGGCTTTATGTGTGCGTCATACGTTTCGTTTATCTTTGTAAATGCTTCATCAGCAATTGACTTTAACTCAGAAAATATAGGCTCTACCGCAGTAAACGTATCTTCAAGAGCCTGCTTAATAAGATCTTTGTTCTGAATAAATGGCGCGGTAATCATATCCAGAATATCTCTGCCAAACTTTCCGGCCAGTTCCGTCACACCCATAAAGGCACTTGAAAAGATGCCTATAATATCGGCGGTAATCTGCTTTGCACTATCACTGCGAAAAGCTGAAAAAATTGTTGCAAATGCGACATTGAAGTTACCCGCAATGTCCGCTATCCTACCGCTGATATCAAACATCGATACCAGATAATCTTTAATCTGCTGGTTATTCTGCTCCAAGTATAGGTTGATTCCACCAAGCAGGTTATCTGCGATCGTAGCACCTACGGAGGCTATGCTCCCAGCTGCCTTCCCAAGATTAAGAGCGATCCGGTTCCCTAAGTCCTCTGCTGCTGCCAATACCGCAGGATCCGTAAAAATATCTTTCAGGCTCTTTCCGATTCCCTGGACTGATTGCTGTATGCTGTCCAGAACGGAAGTATCACCAAAAGCAATATTAAACCCACCTTTAAATAGATTGGCGAGCTCCTTGGCTTTATCAATCAAGATTTGGTATTTATTACTGGCTTCCTCTACTCCAGAAGTGTCCAACTGTCCCATATCAAAACTGTCGGCAGCATATCCTCCGCTTCCTCCTGAACCTGAACCGGAATCAGAGGTTGTGATAACATTTAGTTTATCAATGTTTGACAGACTGTCTTTAACCTTTTTCCCGGCTTTCTTTGCAGAATCTCCAACGGCACCCACTGCACCGGAGGCATTATCTGCAGCACTGGCGACTGCTTCCATACCTGCTGCCGTTGCCGATACGCCGCCATCTGAGCCTTTCTTCCCCATTATTAACTCAGTAAAGGATTTGAAGGCATTGGCCAGGCTCATTAGCTTACCGATTATGGTATTAATCACCTGAATAACCGGAGTCAGTACATTAATAAGTCCCTGACCTATGGTAGCTTTCAGGGAGTCGAATTGTAGTGTTAGAATACGCACCTGATTGGCCCATTGATTACTGGTGCGGCTGAAGTCACCTGTGGCAAGAGCCAGCTGATCCTGCACAAACTGATACCGCAGGGCTACCTTTTCAGCCTCGGACATTTTAGCCGTAACCTTACCGTAACCATTCGCCATGGCGTAGGCATCAAGGGCATTCTGAGTCATTACAATACCCAGGTCTTTTAACGTCTCGGTCTCTCCGGTGAAGACTGATTTCAATTTTGTATACGCCTCATCCTGAGATATGTTATAGAAGGATGCCACATCACCGGCAAGACCTGTTAGAGTGGTGGACATATCATAAGCTGCACTTTCTGAAAAGCCGAAAGCCTTTGCCATAGCTCCAAATGTACCCGTGAATTTCTTGGCCATTGTCTCGGAAAGACCAAACGAAAGCGCTGCATTCTTGGCAAAGGCATCAATCTGTTTTGACATCTTAGGAAATGTCACATCAACAACGTTCTGGACCTCTGTAAGATCTGACCCCAGTTTGATTGCACTCTTACCAAAATTAATAATCTTCTTAACAGCAAAAGCGGCAGCCAGAGCCTTTCCTGCCTTTGCAGCAATGCCCTGAATGCCAGCCATCTGTTTATCAAAACTATTTTTATTTACGACAAGATCTAGTCCGATCTGCCCCACGCTATCAGCCAACTATACCACCTCCTATCTGCACATGTCTGCAAGCATATTCTCCAGCGCTTTCATTTCCTGATCATAAGTAGCCAGCGACATTGTTTCTGCTTTCCGGTTTCTCCAGGCATCATATATACGTTTCTGATCTCTATTAAAACCTTTTATCACTTTCTTATCTGTCTCCGCTCGAATTGCCACGATCCTGCCCAGAGGAGTTTCGGGATCGATTCCGGAAAGCAGAGACTTAAACTCATCCCAGCTAACAGTTTCAAATTCTTTTGTCCGTATTCTCAACCCGTACTGCGTAAGAAAACTGGAAACAATTAAGTCCCAGTCTTCAAATAGATCGTAGTACGGGTCACTGCTCTCCCTGAGCGTTCGTTTCTCCTGTAATCAAGTCTATTGCCTCATGAACTACTACTATCAGATCATTAAAGTCAAGCTTTAGCTTTTCAATTTCTTCTTTTGATTTATCAGGAAACAGCATGTTATATGTGGTTAAAATTTCATTGATACCGGGATCATCTGATCCCATTAATCCCATAACCTTAAGCATTGTGGGAGCGTCTGCATTAACTTCCAGCTTCTTTCCCTTAATCTTTAGCGAAGGATTCCCCTCAAAGGAAAGCTTATCTGTAATATCAACAACTCTTGCCATCTTCTATATCCTCCTTATTCTCCTGATCCAGCAGACGCTGCTGTGAACGTGGGTTTACCCTTACATTTCACTTCAAACTCCAATGCATCTGCTGCCGTACTGTCACCACCGGCTGGTGTGGTTACGTTGATGATTGAGTTACAGGTTACCTTTGCGCCTGATGGCATTTCCCATTCAAATGGCGCTACCACATCATTACCAGATTTCCACGCAAGACCAGCAACATAATCATTGCCCGGATCGCCATAGGTTCGTTTACCCTGAAAAGAAAATGACAGCTTTTTACTGGTCATCATAGCGTCTCCCCAACCTTCATGTTCCATTGCGTTCCACTCTTCCACGCCACCTTCAATACTGGGGGCAAAATTCGTCAGGTTGGCAATCATGGTCATTGTATCCTTAAGCCCATTTAATCCAACCTTAAACTTGTTGTTATTTACTGGGTATACCTTTGCGTCTCCCATTAATCTCACCTGTTCCTTTCATAAATAAAATCCAGCCAGATTACATATTCATACACTCCACTATCATCTGAACCAACGTCCTGCGGTTCAGGAACCATCAAGCTCAGATAATTGATAGGGGTATCTCCTATGGTAAGGCTGGTTACACATCTTAGTCTCTCAAACAGCTCAAAAGCCGCTCTCTCTGTCTCGTCCTTGCTTTTATTCCAGTGAACGAGTAAAGAAACCGGCTTTGTATCGTAGGTGGTGCATTCCATTCCGCCAATGGCGATATTTGCAGGTCCGGACGACGGCCGGCTATAAACTCCAATGGATTTCTGACTTTTATTATCCAGCTTCCCCATATAGACGTTGTCGTCTGCAGCGATGTTCAGACTGGAGATATACTGACGGATATCTTTTAAAGACAGCATCACACACCACCTACTTTCTTGTATAATTTCTTAAATTCTTTTGATGCAAATTCAGCCTTGCTTCCTCCAGGTAACCAATCCTCATACCACCGGCCTTTTGCATTTGGATTCTCATGCGTCTGGAAATTATATTCAGGATGATAATAAAGCCGTCGTGCATAAGGAGTATTGTTCACCAGTTGTACTTTCCCTTTTGACGAATCTGAATAATCAGCAAAGAAACTTTCGTTCTGTAAATTTCCAGTATCAAACGGAACAACCTGTGCTTGGACAACTTCAGTATGTACCGCATCTACAGTCATTTCCAGAGCTGTCACTGCCGCCTGTGTTAGTTGTCGGATCCGGGGCATATTCATTTTAACCGTTGATTTAACCTGCATCAGATTACCTCCAGGGTGCAAAAGTTTACGGTGCCGTCCGGATTCCGGTTCTTAGTTCCCTGCTCAATCCGCCTCTCTTCCCCAAATATAGTAACGGTACCTCCGCTTAAAGTTGGGAAGTCTGGCGCAATATCACCTGGAAACATAGCCGTACCGGTTATCTGGACCAGTTTCTTTTCTGCTGTGAGAATTGTTTTTGCCCTGTCCTGAAAATTGCACTTCAAATCCAGATCAGCCTTGTATTTTGGCTCACCCAAGTTGTTAGTTTCCTCACTTTCCAAGTGAACGTGAATATTTGTCTTACATAGGCTTTTTGGTACTAAACATGGATATTTCATAGGCTTACCTCGCTAACCGGCAGCACAAGCCCGTCTGGGACAGCTGTGCATATACATCACGCTTCATGGCAACACCTTTATCCATGAACACATTCCAGGAGCTCCCAAACTGCGCAGATACTCCATTGATACTATAACTGGATAAGATCGTGTTGATCTCGTCAGCATTCTCATGCTCAAAGTCCGCCTGCAGACATACCACTTCCTGAATGACTTCCTGCTGAAACTCGGTCAAATTGGAAAATCCCCGACCCACAATTCGATTGTAAGTCAGAGAATCAATATGGCGGCTGGCTTGTCGGAGCACTCTCTCCAACTCATCTTCTGGTACCGTTCTGCCTTTATAGGTTTCTTTGTAATAATCCGGTGTTACATAGGGGATATAAGCCATCTTACTCACCGGCCTTCTGGTTTGCAGATTTACCTTTCTTTACTTCCTTATCAAGTTCTTTTTCCGCATTTTCTTCCGGGGCGTCAGGATTCTCCTCTCTAGGTTTCCCCATATCTTCCGCTGGATCCTCAGATTCCGGCAGATCCTCTACTTCATACCCATGGCCTTTGAACCAATGTAATAGGCGCGGATCCTCTGTCTCTCCCACACCGTTGCAAAAAGGTACGCTGGCGGACGTACCTGTATACTGTTTGTTGGGTGCAAATACTTTCATGGAAACCCCTCCTTATTTTACTTTAATATTACGGAATGCCCCAGCTGCTTTGGAAGCCTTTAAGGCGATTGCTGCATTCATTTCCACTTCACCAGTCTTTACTGCTCCTGACGTCGTAAAGTCAGGAAGCCAGGTCTGAACCGGTGCTACTCCTGCAAAGGAAACGCCGTGAAGTCCATCAAGCGCCAGTCTTGCCGCAAAGAGGGATGTGGTTCCTTTGGTTGCATCAATGTTGACCACTTCATCATTGGTTCCCGGTTTTGCTCCCAGATCTACGAAAGGAATATTTCCGTAAGCTTCCACGTTGGTTCCCCAATCACTCTTTGTCACTTGATACATGGAGGCACGTCTTGCACAGGCTCTCAGTTTAGAAATCAGTTTAGTATTGCCTGCAATGAAAGACGGTTCTCCATCAAGTCCCCGGAGGAATTCGTCGAGCATATCCAGGAAGTACTGGAAATTATCCGTTACCATCTGGGACGTGGATAAATCAATAGTGGACGATCCAACATTGTACTCTGTTGAACTGCCAGCCAAGGCCTTTTCCAGACCATCAAAAGCGTTGCTGTCCACTGCACTGTCACCGTTAATAAAGGTATCATTAAACAATGCCTGAGCCGCCTTGATTTTCTGGGACTGCTGTAAATCGATTTCAGATACGATACCTCCCATATTGGCGATAACACGGTCGATCTGATAGGATCCACCAAATACCTTAATATCCACAGAATGACGTTCCTTGGTCACCTCATGAGGTGTATACTCCTTATTAATCTCACGGAACTGCGCCGTAGGCTGTGTTTTCAGTCTAGTGTAGGAATAAGTAGGAGTTGCTCCGCCTCCGGTTGGGGAAACGGCATCATCGAACGTGATATGATCCAGGATCCAGTTGGATTTTCTGAATTCATCAATCACCCCGATCTGCAGGTCGTCCTGCACATTTTTTCTTGCTTCTTCTAACGTAATAGCCATAGTCTTTTCATCTCCTTAATTTTTATTTAGATGGCATCTGTGCCTGAAGCGCTGCTTCAATGGCGGATTTCATATTTACCTTTCCATCATCGGTTGTAGTTGTAGTCTGGGTCTGCTGACTGGGAGCTCCCAGAGGACGGAAACCAGTATTTTTTGCTGGTTCTGTCTTTACTTCCTTAAACAGAAACGGTTTCGATTCCTTAATGGACTTTAACTGCTCCTCCAAACCGGTTACCTTCCCATCATCAGAAAGAATCAGCTTAGACTTATCAAACAAACCAGTTACCAGATCTGCATCCTGAGCAGCTTCAGCAATGGCCAGCTTAATAGCAGTAGAAAGTTTTAACTCCTTCATGTCAGCTTCGTTTTTCTCAACGGCTGCTTTGTTCTCAGCCTGCAGGGTTTCAATCTGTTTTTTCAGTTCCGCATTGTCCCCGCTGTTCTTCTTTAAATCTTCCAGCTGCTTATCCCTCTCCTTGATATCCTTTTCAAGCTGTCCCTTTGCCTGATTGGCCGTATCATAATCAGCTTTAGGTACATAGAATTCCAGCTCCTTTTTTGAAGCCTCCGCCGCTTTGGCTGCCTGATCCTCACTAATTCCCAGTGCAATAAATTCTTCTTTCTTCATGATCTCATCCTTTCTATGCAATAAAATAACGCCCAGGATATCCTGCGCGCTTTATCTGTAATGATATTTAATTATATCGGATCCTCTCTTATCTGGTGCATACTGCCTCCGATCTGTTGCGACGGTCGCAACTTCTTAATATAAAAATACCACCGGCCATTTTACTGACTGATGGTATTAAATCCTTCCTTGCTTTTTTAGTTCTTTAATTTCCTCTGGTGTGAGTTTAACAGGACATGCCGGCATTGAAATTCTATCTTTGTATGCCTCGTATGCCTCTTTTTCCTTATTGGTTTTATTCATGGAATTACCTCCAACTCTATACTATCGTTACCCTTTGATATTACTCTAAATAAACAATTCTTGTCAAGCAACAATTCCCTTTGCTGCGGAAATCTGCTTATTTTTTCTATATATGCACCAGGGCTGCCTTTTGGTACATATAATGTGATTTTAAATTTCTTATCAAGAGCTTTACCGGATACAACAGATGTGCTGGTAAATTGTGGCTCTCTAAATATATCTCCAATGCTGTAATCGGTATACGGATTAATATCTAAATTCCTAAAACAAATCAAATCCTGTTTAATTTTATTTTTTTTAATAGCACCAGAAATAGTATCTGCATATTTTATAAGATTATCATTCGGTTGATCGGCTCCTCTCAGCATAGCATTAAGCCTTTCAAAGAATCGATTGGGGCTTTTATCTCCGGAATTGTACGTATATTTTCGTATTGCAGCTTTTTCTTCTTTTGTAAGATTATCAATCCATACCTCAGATTCCTTCCTTAGCACATTTACCACGCGTTCTTTGGAAACCGCCCTAAATTGAGCCAGCGGCTTCTTTGATTCCATATATGCATTACTATCTATATCCCCGGTTTTAAACCTGATGTGATTCCACTGTTTAGCTTTCCTTTTATAGTTCTGTTGATTTTCTTCATCTAAGGAATATTCCGCAAGCCTGCCATACTTATCCGCCTGTCTCTGGGTATATAGCTGATCCTGCTCTTTCTTATAAGATTTTTCGATTGATTTTAGTTCTTCTCTGGTCCAGGTATCTTCTGTTGTAGATATCCCAGGGAAATATGTGCTGTGACTGTCCTTACACCTTGGATGATAGAGTCCTCTTGCAATGGCTGCGCTCATAAAGGGATACGGACCATCAGACGCCTTGCCTCCGCTCCATACATCATCGATTAGTACTTTACCTACAAACGGAAGGCACTTGGGACAGGGGTTCCCACGCTTACCCACTATAACGGTACTGATTCCCCACTCCTGACGTTTCTCCCCTTCTCCCTGCAAATATGCCCGCTTACTGGCAGTCCGGATTGCCATGTCTGCATAATCTGACAGAGCATGGCGCGCGCCATTCTTATACTCCACGCAGTTAAGCCCACGGGAAAGCATGTCCTTGGTAGCCATATCCACTGCTTTTTCATAGGTACCGGCTCCGGAGTTGGCATACACCTGAGCATTAAAAATAGCCTTACGATACTGGTCATTTGCCATTCGTAAGACTGCGGTTTCTGCTTTCTTCATATCATTGCCGGTTGCCTTGATCAGGGCTTCCAGCTTCCGGGTATTCAGTTTAAAAAACTCTGCCTGCATGGCTGCCGAAGCAGGCTTATAACTTTTAAAGCCGTTCTTGATAGCCCGGAGGATCTGCGCCTCCTGCTTCATGCCTCCCTGCTGTCTGGCCTGCCAGATAAGTTCTCCGATCTGGGCGTTTATGCTTTTAAACTGCTTGCTGTACTTCTTCTGATTTTCCAGCTTATATTTCTCCAGAGCCTTAAGCTGCTCTACCTGCCACATGGACCAGTCATAACCCTCTTTAAGTTCCTCGGCTCTGTGCCGGTTCATATTCCGGATCATGGAGGCGATAAGTTCCTGTTCAATCGCTTCAAAAGCGGCGGAGATATCATACTCATTCATGTGATCACCTGCCGTTTGCTAAAACTTTAAATCCCTGTGCCTTAAACTTCCGGGTAAGATCTTTCAACTGGGTAATGCTTTTGCACTTATCACACCGGAGCTCTGCATAATCCTTTTTTTCAACGGCGTAAATGCCAAACGGAACCTGCTCACTTGCCATTTTCAGGAGCCCTTGGTACTCCAGCTGGCTCATTTGGTACTGGCGGTTCATCACCTTCACTTTCATCTACCTTCACCCCTTCCGTTTTTAGTTCAGGCTCTTCTGTTTCAAAGATCCCCTGCTCAATCTTGATCCGCTTGACTTCCACTGCCTTTTCATCTTCTGTCAGAGTATCGCCGTACATTTCATCTATGGACTTCTCTATGCTCATGACTCCACTGGTTCGCGCCTTGCCGACCGTCTCCACGACGGCATCAAAGCCTGGGGCTGCATACTCTCCAAACTTGACGGAAACCTTGTACTCCCCAGGAGCCTTTTCCTGCATCTGGTCATAAGTCATCATAATTTTACTTACCAGCTCAGGAAGAACCTTGCACAGCACCTTAACCAGCGTCCCTCTGGTATGAGTGGTGATCTTTTCCTTTTCTCTCTGGCTTTCTGCATTGTCCGTCTTTTTCAGATCAATACCAAGAGTAGCCGGGGAAATGATTCCCTGCAGAACCAGATCCAGAAAGGAAGTATAGCTGTTTAAATACGCTTCGTAGGATATCTGGGGCTGAACTACTTCAATTTTATCGCTGTAACCTTCTTTCTTTACTGCACCGATGGCTATGTAATCATTGTCAAACTCATTTGGCTCTATCAACTGCCCTGTATTGGGATCCCTGGGAACCATATCTTCCGGAATATACCGGTTGACTCTTCCTTTTCTCACTGCATCAAGCCACTGGCTGATCACTTCGTCCAAAGCGTCCAGATCGTCCGTCTTGCCCTCAAATAGCGCTTTCCCTCGTCCCTTCCATTTGCTTGATGTGAAGAATATAAGGGGTACTCCCATGATGTAATCCCCGTCATAAGCGGTGTCTTCATAAATTGCAGTTTCCGGGAGAGTCTTAAGTGGAACTTCTCCACCAGCATCATCAAAGAGTTTATAAAGTACGTACCCTTTCCCGTAAGTCTCCTCTAAGCGGTATTCCTTTTCTTTATTATCTGGATATGAGTAATTTGTGGAAAAGACAATATCAGTCAGCCTGCCCCTCTGGTATTTGTACTCCACCCGATCCGCTTCGTAAAATTCTATGATCGGATAATTGCTTACCTGATCCAGACTTATTTTAAATGCACCATCACCGGCTGACAGAGCACCGGCTACCGCTTCGCCCAGGAGTCCTGCAAAGTCATTATCTTCTGAAATCTGATCCCATAATTCCTTTAAAGGCTGGTTATCTCCCTTTTCTCCGAAGCTGATATCATTTAGATCCGCAGTTATAATATCCTTAAACCGGTCCACCACAATTCCCACAATGCCGGAATGGATCTTTCTTACCTTACGGAAGGGTACGGAAGCCCAGAACCTCGCCTTAAACACATCACAGTAAGCGGTCTGTTTGAAAAACTGTTCCAGCTCTGACGGATCTCCACGGTACCAGATCTTATTTTTTAGTACATTGCCCTGAAAAGAAAGCGGTTCCTTTATAACCACCTGCCTCTCTTTTGCTCCTACAATCTTAAGCAATTTAAAATACATATCCTTAAACCAACCCACTTATGAAGCCCTCCTTCCTGTTCCGATTTTTACTTCGTATGGCAGCCATGCATACTGCACGCTGTTTACCATGTGATCGTTTCTGTCTTCTGGTGTATTGTCCTTGTCTTCCAGCCAGCTGTACACTTCAAGCTCCCTGATATAATTTGAGCAGGTATCCACAATGTGGAAACATGGCTTTGCTCCTGCATCAGCAAACCAGTTTAACTGATTGATAATACGGTCAATGATCTGCTCTTTCTTCCAGGCATCATTAAAATTGTAAACGCTGCCATTCAGGCGCTTATATTTAAGAAACTCTGTAATGGTTGCCTGATCCGCAGAATCGATAAAGGTATCTCTGGCAAATCCCCATTCGTTCCGGTTGCGATCAAGGAAGTCAATAAAGTTATGGACCGTATCCGTAGGGGCAAGGGGTGTGCCCAGATCTGCGTTGTTGTACACCTTTTCATCAAGCACATAGCAGTTTCCCCGGTTCGTGATCCCGATAAAGCTCATGGAAATGGTATCCGGTGACTTCTGGGAATAGGACGTATCAAGCCCTGCAGAAAAGTGTACAAACCACTCTGTTTGATGGCGGTCATTCTGATTCCGTATAAACTGCTTTGCATGAGCCTTACTAACCACATGCTTTTTCCGGTCAAAGTTTGGGAAGATCAGGCCGGTCGCCTTACCTCGTAAGCCCTGGATCTTATTCTTCCAGATCTTCGTACCTTTCGGAGTATTCCGGATAATGTTCTCCAGCTTCTCCTTTGACAGACCCAAATTATGGGTAAAAGAAAAGAACCAATGCACCCAGCCGGGCTTTGGTTCCTCTCGTAATTCCTCCAGTATTTCTTTTGGTGTCTCTTCCTCCCACTCCGGAAGTGGACGGGAGCAGTTAATATACTCTTTGTAAACAGGGAGATTCGGATCATCAGGATTAAGTGTCCCCATCAGATAATCACACCGCATGGCTGACTCTCTTACAAACTCAATATCGGCAGTGTTGATCTCGTCAATGTACAGGCAACCGTACTGACCGCCCAGGGCTTTCTGCCACTTCTTTTTGTCACCATAACCCAGAACGTAAATAACTTTATCTCCGCCAGAAGTATGGAAGAGAATGTGGGGGATCTTATCGTCTTTAGTTCCGTTGCCGTTGTATTCAGTCAGGATCCCGAAGTCGTCTATAATCCCCAGATCCTTGTTGATGATATTCTTCTCAGCGGTACCGGTATCCTTTGCAGCTATGATGTGCAGCTTCTTGGGACTCTCTGCAACCTTAAGCATGAACTTAAATAAACCGACTGTTGTTTTACCCGCGGCCGTTGTCCCTTCGAGGAATTCCACCGGAGCATCATGTTTAAGAAAGGCTTTGTACTTCTCTGACAGAAGCAGGCGTTCATTGCTCATTATCCATCACCACCACGCATTTGATTGATCAGATCGTCAAGCTTGGTCTTCTCCGTTTCCAAGGTGCCGGACACTTCCAGCTTATCCTTAAACATGCCCAAGTGCCTGCCGATCAGCTCCAGTGCCTTCCCTTTGTCATTCAGCTTAATCTCAATACCGTTTGCACCCTCCTTGATTCCGGCAATGGCTCCAAGCTTATCCCCTGGCATTTCATCAGTGGTTTTCACCTGCACAGCTTTGTAGGCGCCTTTATCTTCTATTGATACGAAGTCAGTGACATCCGCAAAGCCTATCTTTGCCAATTCCTTTAGAACCATGTCCTGAGTGATCTCAGTACGTTTTTCCCGGTCTTTCATACGTTTCTGGATATAATCCTCAACCTTAGCATTTCTTAGCATTCTACTACTATTTGCCGCAGCCGTTTCATCTTTCTTGACCTTTGGATAAGCTACCTTGTAAGCTCTGGTAGCATTAAGATCAATCAGGTACTCATCTGCAAATATTTTCTGCTTGGCTGTTAATGCCATCAGTCTCACCTCACCTTCCAATCTGGCTAATTTTTATAACAAAAAAAGCTGCTACTTCAACAGATTGTTCATCTATTTTGTAGCAACTCCTAAATTATAATGACTCAAACTCCGTTTCTATATCATTCGTTTGCTTAATTTCTAATTCAATTTTACTTTTTAATAATTTGCATTTGTTATAATCCAAATAAGTAACTCCAGTCATATGTTTCACAACCGCACGAGTTATATAATCAAAATGTCTTTTATCCTTATTTGCCTTCAAAAGAGCATCATCTGAAACAACATATACCCCTTCATCTATTTCTAAGTCTTCATCACCTGACAAACTTATATCGGGATTTTTAAATATATCAATGTTTTTATATGATAGTAACTCATTTACAAAATATTCGTTTTTTCTTCCATATACTACCATATCGTTGGAATGAGAAAACAATATTGTATTTATGAAAGAAGAATTATTTTTTGTTCTAAAAATTTTTTCAAAAGATTTTTTTGATTTAAAATCATTTTCAGCTTCCTCCTCAGTCAAATAGTGTAAAATCTGTAGATTATGTGTATATTCTATACTTTTCCTAATATCTAACATAGAACTTTCGTACATAGAAAATACTTCCGAATTATACTTTTTTTCATATTCATTTATAAAATTATTTATATGCGGATAGATTATTAATTGTCTTGCAATATTAGGTTTCATATCATAGCAAAAATCTAAAACATTTTTATAGCGTTCAACATTGTTTGAGTTAAGCATGTTTCTAAACAGCTCTTCTGTTTTATTTGATTCATAACAAATATATCCGGCAGCAAAATACTCCATGAACGATTTGTGAACCCACTTATAGTCATTTCCATCTTTTTGAAATAGGGGTACTGCATGAGTCAAATCATCTATTACATCTATAGTGTATGCGGATATCCAAGACATGCTTTTTATACATTTTTCAACTATATTAACCAAATTTTGTCTATTATATTCCACTCTATTATCTTTTAAAGAAATAAAAGCAATCCTTCGTAATAATTTTTCAAATTCCAAAATATCTAAATTTGAATTTTTGGGATGTACATACGCACTTCCCTTTGTTTTATCATGATCATTAAATAATGCTTCGTATACCTGACTATAAAACCCTAATTTTTTATATGCTATTTCCTCTTTATATTCAAAAGTTCTATACAATAAAGAAGTTAACATTGGATTTATAAGAAATTCTTTTAAAATCTCTAATTGCTTATCATTCGTTATTCTTTCAATTAGTTTCTTTGACTTTTCACCATCGTTATCATATTTCCTAATAAGAGAAAAGGCCTCCTCCATATCTAGAGGAGAAATAGAAAATCGTTGAAAATCTCCAAGACAACTCAAATCGTTTTCATAACGAGAGGTTATAATATATTTATTATTTCCGGCTTTTCTTATAAATTTTTGCATATTATCTAGAATGCCACCCCTATTTTCATTTGTAACTTCATCGTATCCGTCAAAAAATATAATGAAATCACCTCTTTTCAACATATTAATTAAATCTATCTTATCAATTTTTTTATCTAATAATTCAAATTGATCCACAATGTAATCCAACAATTCTTTGGTTTTATCTACTTTCCTCAGTTCTATTATTATCGGTATGTAATCATTATGATTAATTACTTGAATGGATAAATATTTAACTAATGTTGATTTTCCCATTCCTGCAGTATCTACGATTAAAATTTTGTCGTAATTGGAAATGCAATCTAAATAACTATCATTTATTATATATTTATCTATTTCATTCATCCTTATACCATCATGAGTATTTAAGGATAATGGAATATATAAGTCATAAATTGTTTTTCGAACACCTCTGAAAACTATTGTATTCATTATCATTGCTTTTTCATAACAATTTTCTAAATATTCAGATAAACATTCTTCTAAATATATTGTATTATCCTTATAATCTGCATGTTTCTGTAAAATTGGTTTTATATGTGTTTCAATAGCTGTACCAACAATTTTCTTCACAGCCTCAGTGCCACCAATTTGGGCAATCAATATGCCTACTTCTTTTAAATCCATAGTTCAACTCCCCCATTCGACATTTTTCTTTATTATATCACATGTCTTAAGGGTAAATATTCCAAAAATTAAAAGTTTATTTTGTATATTCAGTATAGAACAAGAGTTTGATTGCATTAATCAATTTTTGTTAATAGAAAGGCCCCTGACTATAAGTCAGAAGCCTTAACACCCGAAAAATGTCTTGGGAGAGTATAAACCGGGTTAATCAATCACCGGGCTGTTACGCCCGGCAACCGTAGGGGGATTACCTAAATGAAGGTATGCAAGGCTTTTTCTTCTGGCTCCTGCATGGTATCATGCTAACATATTTTTTCGGGACATTGAGGGACATTTCCAAAAAATCTCATATTTCTTTTTTTACAGCTATCTTCTGTATACCTTACCCTTCGTTTCGGAAACATCTTATTCATAGCCTGCGCCACCTTCCACCAGGGAAGTCCATCTATGTAATACAGCCGGAACATCGTCCTTACCTCACTCTTGGGGATAGATTCAATATATTCCTCTGCCTGTGTCATAAGCTCCAGTAACTCCGTCTCTTTGATATCCAGTACTTTCTGTAGTCTTTCAATAGCTGCCTTTTTCCGGTAATGCTCCGGTGTCGGATATCCTGTAATTTTAATGCTGCCATAAGTTCCGTCAGATCTGGTTCCTTTCACGGAATCGGAAACGATACCCAGATTTCTGATCTGCTTTTCCAACTGCTCCTTACGCCTGCGAATATCCTTGATCTCCTCTCTCATCTCACAATACTGGACCAGTATTTCTTTGTCCAAACTGTCACCTCCCCGCTGTCTTTTTCTCATAATACGTCCCTACCGCAAACAATCTCCCATGATCCTTACAGCCGCAGCTTGTCCGTTTCGAATCAGACGGATAAGTCTTCCCGCAGATCAGGCACCTTTTCCGGATAACACTAAACTTTGTCCTTTCCATCTTCCTCCACCTCCACCGATACAATTCTCACCCGCTCCTGGGGAACGTCTATGTATTCACCACTGTTAAGCAGGATCCCGATCAGACCGTCGTTGCTTCCGATCATGGTCCCAAACTTCCTACCAGGATAAACCTGGGCAGTGACTTTCTGTTTATCTATAAGCTTCATACTGCACCTTCTTCCTCACAGGAGGCTTCCTGCGCTTAGGGTCCGGACACAGGCTTGTATATGTATAAGCTGGCATCTGCGCACTAAAACTCAAAACCGGCGGTGCCTTTATAGCTGCATCCGCCTCGGCCTGTATGCGGCTGTTTACACTGGCTCTGTCTGCTCTGCAGTCTTTTGATGATTTTCTCAATGTATCCCTCCTCACAAATCTTCAGCTTACCTTAGTATCGTTTTTAACAAAATATATAAAAATCATAAGTCAAATGGAATTGACAATCCTTTTAAATTCAATTATAATGAATTTATTAAATTTATTAAATTTATAAGAAAGGATATCTTTTCCATGAAAAAGAAATTAAGACCAGCTCTGTCCCCAATCCCCATTTCACTTCCAGAAGAACTTGGAAATACAACCCTTAATGACCTTCTTAATGCTGAGGACGCAGAATTTATAAAAAAGGGGAACAAACTTTCTATTCGCCGCGTCACTGATTTTGGAACCGCAACCTTAGAAATAGAATCTTATGATTCTGGCCGAAAGACAATAACACAATCCACTACCCCACAACCTTACAGAAAATACGATTACATCGATGATATTATTGAAATGAAGAAAGACGGGATGAAGCAAAAAGATATAGCTTTTCGACTGGGAATATCCGAATCATATGTTACAATGTTACTTAAAGAGGCCGGTTATTAGGAGGGTAAATACCCTCCTTTTTTTAACCTCTTGCCGGCTCAAAATTCATCCACAATGTCTCCACCCTCGGAAGACTATTCTGCGCCCTGGTCGGAATCTGTATTTTCCTCCAGTCTTTCAAATACTTTCCATACAGTTCACAATCATATCCGGATAGCATGATCTTAGCTTTGCTATGGATCACTGTCTTCAGTAGCTCCTCATGATCCTCGTCAGACATTTCATACCGGTATTGCTTCCGGCTCAGTGTGGACCATACATAAGTCGGATCCAGGTAGATCAAGACGTTATTGTAATCAAAGGCTCTGATCAGCTCCAGTGCTGGCTTATTCTCAATCTGTACGTCTTTCAGCCTGATTGCCATTTCTGCCAGTGATTCTGGAAGACGATTCCAGTTCCGGACTGCATAGGCAGCTTCCCTGCCGTGAACATCTTTCTTCCAGCCACATTTCTCAGTCAGGCGGAAGCCATGACTCTGCATGGATCTGACTGCAAAATACCCAGCCTGCTCCACCGGTGACTGCGGCTCCTTTGTAAATGATTCATCGTACACCTGTCTGGAATACGGTGTATATGTTAGCCACTCCTGCAGCTCCTGGCAGCTTTCCGGATCCTGAATCACCCGGAAGAAATTCACCACATCACCATCAAGGTCGTTCACCGTTTCGATCTTGGAAGGAGGCTTTTGAAAGAACATGCCACCCCCGCCAAAGTACGGATCCAAATAGCTGTGGTGCTCTGGCATATTTTCAATTATCCAGGAGGCGATCCGTTTCTTGCTGCCGGGATAATGTAATAATGATTTCATTAATTCACCTTCTTTTTTTAAATTCCTATTGACTTATTTTCATGTTCGTGGTAGCATGTAGCTAGTAGCTATTAACATATAGTTTAAAGGAGAGAATACAATGATTACATCTAACACTGATCTACAAGAGCTTTTTGATTTATCAATTACCGCTGTTTCAGATGTTGCCCCTGGAGAACAATTTATCGTCAGAGACCTTTTTAGAGGTTTCGAGTGGAATCGCATTCCCAAGGGTTACAGAACTAAACTGGGAGGCATGTTTTTTGCTTATGCTACCGGATCAGGTTCCGACACATTAGAATCTCTTGACAAAACTGCTCAAAATCAGCAAAGATACAAAAAGAAATAATACTTCAGCCGGTAGGATTCCCTCTTACCGGCTCCTCCCTTTTTTCAGGCAAATCTAAGCTGCGCCTGACTATCATCAATCCTCATATTTGGCGTTCGTTCTCCTACCTTCAGATATGGACATGCTGTATAACAAAGTTTCTCTGCCATCAAAGGAACAACGCTGTTTCCGATCTTCTCAACCTGCATGGTTTTGGGATAATACCTCCCGTTTGGCATCTTGAACTCAATAACATAATCTTTCGGAAATCCCTGTCCCAGTTTCAATTCTTCAGGCTTCAACATTCGGAACCAAATATCTATAATCTGATATGTAACGCCGTCTATTACCACAAGGACAAGTCCGAACCGATCCTTTGTGACAATCGTGTGGATTGGTTCGTTTAAACTCTGGCCGATGTCTCCGCTGTAATACTTAATCAAAAAAGCTGACACCAGAGCAAAATGTCCAGGAGAAGTCGTGATTGTATGTATTGGATCATTAACGCTCTGACCGGTTCCTGTTTTATAAAACTTTGAAAGAAAGCAGGTTACAAGCGCATAACGGTTCGATGTATCAATCGTCTGTATAGGCTCCTTTAAGCTCTGTCCACGGACTTCACCTTTTACTGTTTCGGAATGATATTGTATCAGGAATGGAGCTGCCAGTTTGTCTGGAAGAATAAACCTGTTTGGATCATCGATTACAAACTTTTTAATACCTGCAGCTATACGGCTTAGTGTTTTATCTTTTAGTGGGCGCTTCCTAGTGAATATTGAATTGCCTAAATCAGTAAAATCAATATCCTGACTGATCGACTCCCAGGGCTTCATTCCATTTGTGCCATACTTTGAATGAGTTTGTTCTGGCCAGACAATAGGTCTTCCATCAGATCGAAACTGCCCGTACCAGCGTTCTCTGGTTGTATGAGCTCCATAATCCGCAGCAACCAATACCCGACATTCAAACTCATAACCAAACGCTTTCATGAGTCTAATAAATTTATTGTAATACTCTCCTTCTTTGGCTTTGATCGGCTTATTGTTTTTATCAAGGGGCCCCCATTTCTGAATCTCCTTAACATTCTCCATCATGATAACCTCAGGGACCTTTCCTGTAGCTTTCAGGATCAGCTTACACTGTTTCCATACTCCCATTGGAAGAATCCGTAAGCCTCTTTCAATCGGCTTAGATCCTTTCGCATTTGAATGGGAAGTACAGTCAGGACTTGCCCATACAAAGCTGACTTTCTGTCCCCAGGTAAGGAACTTGTCAATTTTGACTCTCATGATATCTTCCGTGAAATGGTGCGTATACGGGTGATTGTATTTGTGCATTGCTATTGCAGCGGCATTATGATTAATTGCATAATCAAAGCATCTGCCCCATGCCATTTCGCCACCAGTACTCACGCCACCGCCACCGCAGAAATAATCTATAATTACGTCTCTCATTTTGAAAGGAGCCAGGATATCCTGTCACGGTGGCCACCGCTCCAGCCTCCTTTCAGTTTTTAATTAACTTGTTGCCTTTCCTGCCACACACTCAAAATGTATGTGCCTCTCCCTCTGTCTCCTGGGTTTTATGCGCACATGATCCTCATGAATCTCCTTACCGCAGATATAGCAGATATGTATTTCCTGTTCAGGAACACTGGCTTTTGATTTAGCTGGCATTCTTTTCACACCCCTTCACAATTCTTTGAACAATTTCCCGCAGCTGACCGGCATATTCAAGGACCAGATCTGCATCCTGCTGAATAAAAGCTGCCTGACTTGCCTTTTTCATGATCCCCGATTCTCTGATTGCCGTATTGATCTCCAGATACTTTTGATTTGCTTGAGCATGTTCAATCTGTAAACCATTAAGCGCTACATCCTGAAGGATCTCCCTGGTCATGGACTGTATCTTTTGCGTGAGCTGATCATATCCCTTCCGGTATTCCGTCTTTAGTTGCTCCAAAGGTATGTTTTCCTTGTTACGCTTTAGCGTTCCAAGTAAGGACCGATACTCATTCATTGTTGTTTCTGTCATAATTCCTCCGATTTATTACAACAATTACAATTCATCATAGTGTTTTGTAATCTTTTTACACCTCTCAAACCCTTGGTTTTACTACGTTTTTTAAGAAAGATTACAAAATTACAAGATTACAAATTATTTTTCCTCGTACGTGCGTTGTATGTGAATTACTTAAATTTCAAAAAATATATGTGCTTACGTGTAAGGTATAAAAAGTTTGTAATTTTTGTAATTTTGTAATTTATACCCTCTAGCCCGCATAAAACCTACATTCTCAGATTACAAAACACACTTATTAATTTGTAATCTCTTACTGAAAAGTGTAATTCTTTTTACTTAAAAGGTAGTTCCCCATCCTTTACTGTCACAAACTCGGTTTCTTTTTGAATGTTATCAGCTACATTAATACAAGCGCATCTGGCAGATTTTCCGTATACATTTGTTGATTTATACAGATTCCCCTGGCTGTCTTTAGTAAGCCGACCATTCTGATCAAGCCAGGACAGCAGTGCCTTAGGATTAAATCCTCCGTCTTCACATATTTTTTCAAAGTTATTTCGTATTATTCGAACCTCATCCCCTTTGATGGAACCAAGACAGGGATCGGATCCGCTTTCGAACTTTGCCTGATTACTGACACAAAAATCCTGTATGTACTCAAAGCCACGAACACCCACATCCACATTCTCCTTGGTATGCAAGTGCTTTTCTATGTCTGCTACTGTTAAAGCTCGTCCATCGCAAAATATCCATTCCGTCGCCAAAGCATCGCCGGTCAGAATTGCTGCAGCAGCCATTGTCTGCTTTTCGGTCGAAGAAGTCCCTAATTCTTGGTAGAACTGCTTGTAATAATTCTTTGCCTTTTCCCTGGCTCCTTCTGTCGATAGAAAACCCATGAATAACCGCCCCGCATGGCCGTAATTTGTTCTTATGACCTCCAGGAGACCATGTGCATCTTCAAACAGCTTTTCCCTGCACTCAATCTCAATGATACGGTTTACGGATCCTCCTCCTGACGCATTGTGGGTAATGGGAGACTCTCCGGAAGTAATGGTGCAATTCTTCCATGTAAGAGTATTCTGTAAGCCTCCTGTTTTCGCTCCTCTGGTCTTACCTATGCCTTCACAGAGCATATAAACGGCTTGCTCAAAAGACTTCTTATCTTTCACAAGCTGAAATTCATCTAAGATCAATGGGAGGTTATTTACAAATCCTGCCTGCTGTTCCAATCCCACTACTGTGCCATTAAAAGTCTGCATAAAGTTAGCGTCATCGTTCGGATCAGCCCATACGGAAGCTGCCATAAGTTGGGCCACTGTTTTTCCCGTCTCAGTTCCGCCCCATAGATGAACAATAAAGTTCAGTTTTCCTATGGTTTTTAGTACAACCGATGCGAAGCTTGCAGCCAGAGCAATCTTGGCCGGAGAGTTGGTCTTTCGAACTTTCCGTACTTCTGAAGCCCAGGCTTCCAGAGTCCCTTCTGAGCGCACAGACCGAAATATCTTTCTAAAATTATCCTGACCGTCAAACTCCAAGTTGCCTGTATAGGGGCAGAAATGTCCGGTTTTCGTCCAGCCCAGGTGACTCACAGACTGGACTTTTGGAATGATATCATGATTAAGATCATCAATATTTTGCAGGTACTCCACCAAATAGGAAGCATTTTTATCCGATACTGATATATCTTTGTCAGCAAGATCTTTTATGCCATTTGCCGTAAACAATGCCTTTTTAGGAGCCACCACGCTGCCCCAGGCTCCATAATTTCTGCGAAACATAAGGCGAAGCCTTACGCTTTCATCTTCAATGTTTATAAGCCTTTGCACGGGCAGGATCGGGTGTGTGCAAGCTATATCAATCCCCTGCTTGTCATTACGCCGAACTATGCCCTCATCATTGGCGATCCAGTCTCCCGTGTAAAGTTCTATTGGCTGATCCTTAAAATTGGTGACGTTATTTACAACACTATTCATACTCTTTTTATCACCATGCTGCGCAAAGTACGCCTTAACCATTGTGCCAAAGCGTCGAAACCCTACCTTTTCCGCATTGGCAGCCAGTTCATTAAACAGCTGTAAGTATCTAAATCCATCGTCCCGATGAGAGTAAAGGAGCTTATAAGGCTCTTCGGTATTAAATTCTTCCTGGGTGTATACCTTTAAAGGTTCATTCATTCTAAGCTTCTCATCTCCTCTTGCTCTTTCCGGAAACCAGATGTTAAAATCCTGTAATCTTCTTCAAGAACTTGTTTTTTATTAATTACTAACACCCATTCATCTGACAGGGGTTCAAATATCATTTCCAGTTCATCATACATTCGAAGCAATCGGCACAGTTCAATTAATTTTTGCAACTTCCATGCCCTAAATGCTTCCTCATATCTACGTTTTTTTTCCCTCTCCCTCTTTCTCATTAATATCTGAGATAGATGTACTTTTTCACCAGAGTGATAATCCCCTCCCAGTTCAATGAATGCCTCTTTAAAGCTTAGATCGTCCATCATTTGAACAAATGAGAAAATATCTCCGTTTGCACCACAGGCATGGCAATGGAAATCCCGGTCATAAATTTTTAATGAGGCTTGTCGGTCGCCTGAGTGGAAGGGGCATGGAATAAAACCCGCCCTGCTAGGTTGAAAGCCATAGCGTTCCACGATATCCCTCATGCTATATGTATCTTTGATTTCCTCAACGGTCACCAGAGACACCTCCCAGTAGTTCAATTATCTTGCTGCCAGTATGTAGTTTGTCACAGAACAAGAATCTGGTATCATATTTACGTTCCATGGTCTTTAAGATCTTTTCCAACTTCTCGCCTGTAACTGCCTTAGAAGAAGTCTTCAGGCGAGGATTGTTCCACTGGTGAACATCGTCAATGCTCTTGATCTGGTTGCTGTGCTCCACCAGAATAATTACCTTAACGCCTATTTCCTGCGCTCGTTTTAATTCGTCAGTAAATCTTCGATGCCCCTGGCACACGTTGGAGGCGACCTCGGTTAAATTTTGCTTCCGGTCTATAATCAGCCTGGGATTGTCAAAATTCATATAGTCACCCACATGGAGCTTGCTGACAAAGTGCTGTATTCCCTTCTGATCGAAAGTATCCACAATTTTACGGATTGCCCTGGCCTTTTCTCTGGAATCAATTTGTATAACCATCTGATTCCTCCTTAGTTGAATGGAAGACCTTCGTCTTCCACTCCATCGGGTATATTCACAAATCCGTCACCGATTGCACTGCTGGGCGCAGGCCTGGATTCATCTGCAGATCCGTTTGCATTGTTGGAATTCTTAGATTCACCAAATTCTACCTGCTCCGCCACAACATCTGTCGTATAAACTTTTTGCCCATCCTGATTTGTGTAGGAACCTGTTTGAATTCGTCCCTCAACAACAATTTTATTTCCCTGAAAGAAATATTTTTCAATGAACTCTGCGGTCTTTCCAAATGCTACTGTATTTATAAAGTCCACATTCTGCTCATTTTCTTTTTTAAACCGCCTATCAACCGCGATGGCAAAGCGGGCAACGGTATGTCCATTGTCCGAATATCTAACCTCCGGATCCCTTGTCAACCTGCCTATTAGAATTACTCTATTGATATGTCATTCCTCCTCTATAGTTCATATTCCAGTCCTTTATTTGCCATATAAACGGGGCACTCTACCAACTCCTGGACTTCCTTCTGAAAAACTGTTTCATTGCTTGTCCGGTCAGATAGATGCATTAGACAGACCGTCCTTAAATCATGGTTCTCGTTTACTCGAATAAAATCCTTGCAGGTATCGAGCTCCATGTGCGTAAGCTTTATCCGGTCCTGTAAGCCATCATAATATGATTCCCGTAACAGATCTTTGCTGTAATTGCACTCTATCATGATGTGATTCAGGCTCTTAAATTTATACCGGATATACTCAGTATCAGTCGCAAAAAGCAACCTTCCAATTTCCTGGTGTTCAATCAGAAAACCAGAACACGGCGCGTCATGTACCAGTGGGAATGTCCTGACAGCAAAAGGCTTACTGATAGCCGATAATTCTCCTGTTACATGCCCCATACTTGGAGCCATAACAGGAATACCGACTTTTATGTACTCATGTAGATATTTGGCATGGTCTCCATGCTCATGAGAGACAACTACGCCCACTATCTTACTGATGTTGAAGTCCAGTGCTTTCTTGACCTCTTTGAATGGTATTCCAGCCTCTATAACAAGGCACTCCGTCTCATTGTGGAGCAGATAGCAGTTTCCTGCCGATCCGCTCCCTAAACAGGTCAATTTCAAAATGGATCACCACCATTTTCTTGAACGGCTTCATTGCTGACCGTCTCTGACATTTCCTCAAAATCAACCGTATTTGCCTGAGTTAAATCATCTTCGTGCTGATTCACTGTCTCATTGTCAATGTAACGAGGACTACCATCTTCACTTATAACAGCCATATCCCGCTCGTATGCGTCAGACATTTCAATACTCATAATGCCCCACTTGCTGATTAACTGCCGGATCATGGTCTTTTCTGCCATTTCATCAAAACTCTTATACCAGAAAGAAGAATATTTCCAGAGATCCTTTTTAGGGATCTTCCCTTCCTGAAGCAAGTGGAAATCACTGAGATTAAAGGCCTGTGAATACTGGTCTGCATGTTTTTCCATCTTGGATCTGGTCCAGAAAATCTCCTTTCTAAAACCGTTTAGGAGTTCAAAGTATGCCAGATATCCGATAACTGGCAGCTCCTCTCTGATTGCATCATCTTCAATAAATTCAAACTTATGCTTTCCCGTTGATCGATCGCGCCCCAGGTACTCGCCTTGGCGGATATAGATAACATCCAAATCTTTGTACTGGCCTGTTCGCATTGCCAGCTGTTTATAACCTTTAGCTCCAAGCTGGAACTGAGCATCTACGGAAACAACTTTACCCTCTCGATCCTTTTTCTTATAAGGAACCATATAAAACTGTCCCAGTTGCGGACTGGGGGAGAGATTCAATGCCTCCCCCAGAAGTGCTGCACTTAAAATGCTGTTATGGCTACATTCCTGCAATGCCGGTGTATTCTGTACTGCTGATACCACACTTGCAATAAATCTTGTTGTATTCTTCTGTCCAACCACCTGCAGGATATTTGCTTTAACCTTATCGCTCGATAAGAAGCTTGCCATCCCTTTTGGCTGTGTCGTTGTGACTTCATTTCCCATCTTTATGCCTCCACTTTCAATGTGCTATTTTCCGATACTTTTAAAAGAATGAGCTGCTCTTCCATATCCGGAATGTTAAAATCGTTTACAGACTCTGCATTATCGATAAATATAGGCGCTGTCACGCCATAGATCTCCTGCAGTGCGGTGATAATGTCCAGCCCGGCAACTACTCTATGACCTGCATTTAAGGAACTGAAGGGAACTCCATTTACCATGCATTCACAGGTTTCCTTGTATCCTCCATTGATCTGATTTTCAAACAGACGGAAATTGACCAGCTTGAATTTTGAGTTTATCCGTGAAGAAAGCAGGTCCATCTTCGCCTTTGTGAATTCTTCCAGAAGAAATAGTTCTTTCTCCTGATCAGCAATTAGCTGTGATGTTGTCCGTTGCTCCTGTTGCAGTTCTAATACGCGAGTCTGCACTCTCTGATTATTCTCTTTTCCTGTAAGCGTAGATTTAACTCTATCAAGCTGTGCAACCAGATCCTGCTTCTTCTGTCTCAACTGATTCAGATATCCTGATCCGGTTCCCATTTCCTGAGCCTGTTTTTCTAATTTTTCGATCTCTGCAGAAATAGACTGATACTCTGGACTGCCAGATATCTCCACTTGTTGAGGTAATTTAGCCAACTCTTCCATGGCTGCTGTCTTCCGCTTATTCTGCTCCACCTTATTTGCTTTACAGGTTTCCAGCTTCTCTCTAAGGACGCTAATCTCCTTTTCAAAAGCTTCAATATTTGCAGCAACCTGTTTTCCATTCTTAACAATGTCAGAAAGGCTCTTTTGCTTATTGGACTTAAACTCTTCCAGCTTAGTCTCTCTCTGCTCTGGCGGAAGCATCTGCTTACACATCGGGCAGCATAGAGTATCCTCATTAACCTGCATGGTCTTTACTTCTTCATAATTTTTAAGCAATACTTCTCTATAAGACCTGTTACTCTCCAGAAGTTCATGTTTTTGTTTAATCTCCCGTTCTGTCTTCTCAAACTCTCTTATTGCATCCGAGAAGGAGTATCCGGCATCATCAATCTTCCGCTGAATTTCCCGCCTTTGATCCATTAGTTTTTCATTTGCTATGCGCTTTAAATCCCCCAAATTAAACTGTTTTTGCATAATTGCATTGTTAATCTGGGTAAGTGCCTCACTGGCTTTGGATGCGTTGCTTTCCTGCTCTGTCAGATCATTAATTTGTTTTTCCAGATCGGCTCTCTGGTTCTCGCATTTCACAAAATCAGCCTGTACCAGACCTTTGCTGGCTTCGTCAATTCTGGCCGGCAGCTCCGCTTGCCTATTATTCAGTTCTTTCAGCGCTTTCTTTGCTTTAGCTGTCAAATCATCTACAGAGAACTCTTTCAAAATCTCAGACAGTGGAGAAAACTTCTGATTGGTGGAGATCACATCCTGATCCGTAACCTCAGAGACCAATTTTAAAAGAATCGTTCTCTGGTCTTTCCATTTCAACGATGTAAACGCCTGGGGACTGGTGATTAACTTAAACAATTCCTCATTCATCAAATCATCTATGTAAGCTTTGTAATCCTTTTCCGTCTTGGGAATTTCATTGATTTCATATTTATTGATGTTCCCCTGCAGCTGAGAAACCTCGCTGCCTTTTTTCTTAACCCAGTTCTGCTCCTGCTTCTTGCAAAGGAGAATATCCTTCCCATCCGCTTCCAAAATGGCTGATACTTTAATAACCAGATTGTCTATAAGCTCGCCCTGGCGATCATTGGGACGAATGTTAAAATCAGACTTTCCCTCGCTGTCCTTATTGAAAAGAATCCATGTGAAAGCGTCCATTATGGTTGTCTTTCCGGTTGCATTCTGACCGGAAATGGTTGTCCTCTTATGAAAATCAATTACTAACTGGGTGATTCCCTTGAAATTCTCGATAGAAATCTTTTTCAATCTCAGATTCATTCTCTTGCAATCCTCCTATGCCCTATGTATAATAGGGATGAATATTGTTTACGTGTTACCTTGATTCCCTGGGAGTTGCAGCTCCTGGGGTTTCTTTTTCTGAAAAGCATTCTTCAAAAGTCAAATTGGTAAGTTTAAGAATCTTTTTAATTTCGGAAAGAGAAAACTCGTTTTTCCCATTTAACTTTTTCGTCATAGTTACTCTATTTACATTAATACTGGCCATTTCACAAAGTCTTTCACTTGTTGTCCTGTGATCAAAAATCCACTTTGACAATCCTTTATAAATGCAAATAGTTGAAGTTTTGAATTTTAATTTTCTAGTCACTATTTGATGTATACATTGCCTTGACACTCCAAACTTATCCGCTATATACTGATAGCTCTCTCCCTGTTCGCGCATTAAATAAATTCTATCTTTTTCGCATTTAGTCATTTCTCACACCTCCTATCACAACGTCTCTAAAGCACCAATCACCATAAACATTAAAGCAATGCTTCCAATGAAGATCACAGCTGGCATGAACCGCTTTGTAAATTCCATCAGCTTCGACGGGCGGGTGTCGGTGTAATCGTCTAAGTTGTCATAGTACTTCTGCATGGGAGACCTCCTCTGGTTCTAGCCCTGTCCGTTCGAAGAAATATTTTCTCGGTGCCCTTCCAGCTTTAACAATGAATCCCTTTGATTTTAATTCCTCGTTAAGCTGTCTAATAACGTCCTGACCGGTTCGTTTAGACACTTCCATGATCTTAGCCACTTCTTCTGATGTAATCATTAGTTTGCTCACGTACTTCCCTCCTTTTATAATCCTTGCATGGGTACCTTCGGCTACAGTCTGGACAGCGGTCGCGGAACCGGCAGGATTTACACGAATATGTAACCATATCAAGCAACTCCATATCTTATAGTCATTTCTTTTACGATGGCAGTGTATCCCTCAATAAGCTTTTTGTCATCGGCTATAATATCCACCAGAGAAAGCTTGTCTCTCTTTGACTTACAGATGCCCTCGTCCGCCATGCGCCGGCGTTTGTTGGTAAGTCGCTGTTTTAAGCTAACCCCCATCCGCTTTTCTAAAAGATCATAGCTTTCCGCACGAACCTGCTGAAAAGCTTGTCCACCGCCTAACTCTTGTGCTATCTTATTAATAAGGTTCCGTGTATCCTCTCGCCATGAAGTCGTGTCCAGTGCGACAACCTCTCGAATACTCTCCACGCGATCAGCGCTGTTCTGAGCCAGTTCCTTAACCTCTGCGAGTTCCTGTGCCTGTCGTTTTTGCTCCTGCTCCACTCGGATCATGTACTGAAGCTGTGGAGACATGTCCTGGAACTGAAGAATCATTTTCTTGGCTCCGTCTTCCACGGATACAAAATAGTCCCTTGCAATCTTTCCTTTTGCGGAGTGGGAACTCATAGATAGATGTTTTGCAAAATCCGTTGTAAGCTTATAATCTCTGCACTCATTACCGTTCGTCATAATGACGAACCCCCGCCAATCCTTATCTTCATCATAGAATTCGTTTTCTTCTATGTTAGTTTTTGCCCATCTGGAAAAATTACTTTTGTCCATTCCTAAAAATTCATGTAACTTTCTCGCTGTAGTCATTCCGTCATTATCAATCCCCAGTGCGATTTCAATCGGGGTCAGACCTGATGTATCCTCAGTTGAACAGTTCAATAAATCATTCATTACAATTTCCTCCTCTTCAATGTGCTGGTTGAATAAAAGCGCGAACAAATACGTCCAGATTTTTTAACTGTTCCTGGTCAGCAGAGCGCAGCATGTCTGTAATTCTCTTGATCTGTAGTTCCTTTTCGGAAGCTTCCCGGTCTGTCCCACCGGTGGCCTGATAAGCCCACACATTGGCATAAATTTTAAAATACTCAATTAACTGGTCTGCTTCTTCCTTTGTTGTAACAAGCTCTGTTATGTTAGGTTTCCTTCCGGTCATATGGGCGTACATTTCTCTTGCAGCATTATCACAAGCTGTACCCATGCCCCAAAAATAACACCTGTTTTTCTTTTCCAGTTCAGCAGTGTAGGCAGTTCGTGCTTTCCGATAATACCCGGTTGGCGTCAGCATCTTTACCGGTCTGCTTTTTATTATGTAGATATCCATATTTTCACCTCCTCAGTTTTTCCTTTGGTCAACAAGTTACTTAGATTCTTTTGATCCTTCCATAAAGTACTCCATGGGGACATTAAAATGCTTTGCTAGAGCCATGAGACTCTTAGTACCGGGTCCAGACACTCCTGACTTCCAGTTAGAGAAAGCTGTCTGGCTAACACCCGTTGCCTTTGATACTTGATATGCCGTCTCCCCTGTTTTCTCCATGAGTTCACAAAGCTTGGAATACATCTTTTCACCACCTTTACAAATTACTATTGCAAATACTTTCGAAATGTGATATACTTTCTAAGTCAAAACCACCACGTTTAAAAAAGAAAGCATATCGTAGGCGAAAGTATTTTTTTACGCTTGCTTTTGTTTGCGTAAGTAAATAATACATCAACGCAAGTTAGTAGTCAAGTACTTTTACTAACTTTTTCGAAAGTATGTTATCTTTGTGAAAGGAGCACAAAAAATGTATGAAGTATTTGAGCAACTTCTACAAAAATATGGAGTAACTCCTTATAAGGTAGCCCAGAAAGCAGGAGTAACACAAACCGCATTAAGTAATTGGAAATCGGGAAGAAGTACACCGTCTGCAAAAACTCTTCAAAAAATAGCCGATTACTTCGGTGTAACTGTAGATTATTTAATGACAGGGAAAGAGGCTATAGAGAAGAAAAGTCCTGACAATGATAGAGAACAAAGACTTTTGGAGTACGCGCGACAATTATTAGACTTGGGCATAACCCCGGATGATCTGGCAGCACTAATCGATCTTGCAGAAAAAATGAGTAAAAAAGAATAAAAAAAAATACCGCCCAGCACTCGCAATGCTGAACGGTTTTCACATAAATTTTCTCTTACCGGACGCTCCGGAAAGAAATGATATTTTGACGCTTATATTATATCATTCTTCAGACGCGCTGGCAAGGGGCGTATTTTTTGCGCTTAAAAATAAGTTGCACCGATGCAACTTATAAAACTTATCCACAATATACAGCCGAAAAGCGCCGGCGCAACAGAAAGGAAATGATATTATGCCAGCATATTATGAAGAGAAAACTAAAACATGGTATTGTAAATTTTACTATCAAGATTATACAGGCGCTAAAAAGCAAAAAAAGAAAAGAGGGTTTAAATTGCAGCGCGATGCTAAAGAATGGGAGCGGTCATTCCTTGAAAAACAGCAGGGAAGCCCTGACATGCTCTTCTCGGATTTCGTTACTTTGTATTTAGAGGAGATGAGCCCCAGGCTTAAAGAATTTACTGTAATAAATAAGCGCTATGTAATAAATTTAAAACTCATACCCACCTTTGGAAATCTTCCGCTAAAGGAGATCAAGTCTCAAACAGTCTTGAAATGGCAAAACAGCATGATGCAATATCGTGATAACAAAGGAAAACCATACTCGCAAACTTACCTAAATTGTATGAACCGGGAACTATCCGCTATTTTCAATTATGCAGTTAAATTCTACGGACTTAAAGAAAATCCATGCAAAAAGACTGGAGGTATGGGAAAACAGCGAGCAAAAGAAATGGAATTCTGGACATTAGAAGAATTTAAGAAATTCATAGATGCTGTTAAAAACCCGCAAGCAAAAATGGCATTTAAAATACTATATTGGACTGGCATTCGTAGCGGCGAGATGTTTGCTCTTACCGCTGATGATATTGATTTCAGCACCAATACCATGAAGATATCCAAAACTATGCATAGGGTCAATAAAAGAACTTTGGTGACACCACCCAAAACAGATAATAGTAACAGATACGTACAATTGTCTCAATCATTGGCGGATCAGTTCAAAGAATATATAATGATGTATTACAGCATGTCTGGGAATGATCACCTTTTTCCATTTACAAAATTTATTTTATACAATGAACGTAACAAGGCATGTGCCATAAGCGGTGTAAAGCGTATAAGGATCCACGATCTACGGCATAGCCATGTGTCTCTATTAATTGATATGGGGTATTCATCTCACATTATTGCTGAACGTATAGGAGATACTGTTCAGATGGTTGATAGGACATACGGACACCTTTATCCTAATCGGCATAAGGAAATGGCAGATATGCTAAATTCATTAATTTAG